GCATGAATGACTCCTCGACAATCCGTTGCTCCACGTCAGAGACTCTGCCATCATGTGCCTCGACCTGTTTATCCAGAATCAATCGGGGATTGTGCCCCGGAGATTGACACGGCCCCTAAGCGGGCCACCGTGCCTGCTCGCTGGTCGATAGAGGATCAGACTTCTGAGGGAGCCTGAGCGCAAGCAAAGCGAGCTATCGGTACTTGCTGGCACGACAGGACGGCTTCCCCCGCGACGGTGCCAGCAGGGATTCCCAACATCGATCCTTGCTAGAGAACCGTTCAAAAGCAAGAACATCGATGTTGGTTTGAAGTTGTTCTTGAATTGCTTTTGATCTAAAGGTTTTGATCTGCTCTGCTTTAGAACCTGGTGGTAGGATTTACATACCTATTAACTACTTAGTACCTAAATATTACTATACTTGCGTATTTTAAAATTCCATTGACTCACTCACATTATCGCGTTACTATCGCGTCATTATGACGGATAAGAGAAACTACGCGAAAGAATGGAAGGCTTTGAGACTGAAGTGTGATATGTCTCAGACCACGTTTGCAGAAGCAGTTGGAACCGGGATGAGGACAATACAGGGAATCGAGTTGGGCGAGCACAAGCCGAACTTCATCAACCGGGTTCGTTTCAAAAATTTCAAGAAGAAGATCGAACAAGCGGTACAATAACTTCCGATGGCGAAGAAAAACTCACAGCCTGTACCTGATCTTCTCGAAGGCTATAACCGTGACGACCCGTCGAGCCTGGATTTAGTCGAAGCTAAGGTCGTCGAATACATCAAAATCTTCTACCTGCAAATGAACAGCGTGCAGGAGAAGTTCATCCGAATCAAAAACAATCGCGGTCGTACTCCCAAGACAAGACTATTCGAGGCCGGAAATCAGTGCTTGACTGGAGCGAGTCTGATTGAGACACCGAGTGGGGATGTAGCGGTTTCTGAGCTATTCCAGCGAGGGGGTTCGTTCAAGGTATATGCGTGGGATGGGAAGCACAAGGTGGTGGCGAACGCCTTGGCTCCATTCAGCAAAGGCGTTTCGCCGCAGTGCTATCGGGTTACGTTGGCGGACGGTCGATGGCTTGAGACAAGCGGCGACCATCTTTTACTTTCTGCCATCTCTTCTTATCGCAAAGTCTCTGCGCTTGCTTCGTTCTTTCAGCCCGAGTTCCTTCGTACTTACGCCTCGATTCTGCCGCCAGACGAAGCCTCTCTCTTCCTTCAGGAGTCCAGTTCGGGCATTGTCCTGCCAGTTCTTCCTTCAGGTGTTCTGCATTTGAGCCAAAGACAACTAGATTTTCTGGATCGTTGTTTTCCCGATTCCGGTCTTTGTGATGAACGACTTCACCCGGTAGAAGGTATCTCCCAAGCGTCTTCTCCATCACTAACCGGTGCTCGGCAACATATGGGACTCCCTTCTTCGCAAACGGGTGACCGGGGGAGTAAATATGCCAATCACGTTGTATCAATCCGACTGATTCCCAGTCAAGAGGTATTCGACTTTACGGTACCGGAGTATCACAACTACTGCGCGGCTGGTCTGATTTCTCATAATTCCGGAAAATCGCAAATTGGTGTAGCTGAGGATATTGCTCATGCTCTCGGATTCAGGCCGTGGCTTGAGCGAAACGACCCCGATTACAGGATCAACATCAAGGTTCCCAATTCTGGGTTGGTGGGCTGCGAAGTTGCTGGACAATCGCTGATCCAGAACATCGAACCTCGCTTCATGAAGTACATTCCCAAGTGGTGCAATGTTGAGGTCACGCGCTATTCCGATGGGGCGATCAAGAGCCTGAGGCTTGACTATTGGGAGAATGGACTCTCGCGCTGCGGGAGCACGATAAACTTCCGATCTTACATCCAGCCTGCCGAAAGCTTCGAGGGCGTGGTAAACGACTGGATTCATTGGGATGAGCCTCCTCCGCAAGCGATCCTGAATGCGGCCGAGCGCGGCAAGATGAAGTCAAATGCGCCGTCTTGGATGACGATGACTCCGTTGAAGGAGCCGTATATCTATGATTTGTTTAGCCTTAACGCTTTCAACAATGGTGGCGACGATCAGGAGATTGCGGTATTCCGTTGCTCTGTCTGGGAGAACTGCCAAGACTGGTGCCGAGACTGCGGTATAACGATACCGGAGAATGATCCCGAAGCGTTTGACGTTGATGCGATCAGGCCCGTGAATAATTGTCCTGGCTGTGGCAAGGTGATGGGGTTCATGCCGCGCGCTGGCATTGAGAACTACCTCAAGAAGATCACGGACCCGGATGAGCGCGAAGCGAGAGAAGAGGGCAAGTGGAAGCATCTGAGCGGGCTGGTCTATAAAATACTGGATCGGCAACAGCACCTCTACCCTGATTTCAGAATCCCAGATGATTGGATGCGGATTGAGTGCGTGGACCCCAGCGATGCGAGGCCGACGCGCTGGCTGTTTGGTGCTGTGTCGCCGGAAGAGATTATCGTCAACGGAAAGACTGCCAACCGAATCTACTGGTACACCTATTTGCTGGCGACCGGGAATATAGGTTCGATTGCAAGAGATGTGAAGGTCAAGCGGGCAGAACACAATTACCGCGAACCTGAGATGGTGATTCTGGACGCCAAGTTCGGGGTCAGAACTACTCAGAGTCTAGACGACTCAACGTCATGGGAAGAGCAGTTGGGGCGGGCGGGAATCAAGCATATTGTGTTGTCACACTCCGCTCCGGGCGACGTTGGTTTGGGACATAAGGTTGTGAATGAGTACCTCAGTCCTCACTACTCGGCGCTCAAGGACAAGAGTTTCCCCGGAATGATGTTTGCGGCAGAGGGATGCAAGGGAGCGATGGGGCCGACGCAGTGCATGTTTAACTACCAGTGGAAGATCGGGACCGACAAGCCGGAAGAGGCGTATAAGGACTTCCCAGATTGCGTTCGGTACGCAGCTTTGGAGCAGCCAGTGTACCGAAGGCCGGAACCGGAGATTGATTCCGAGTTGGCAAGAATCCTGTTGAGCAGGAACAATCAGTCCCGTGAGGAAAATTCGTTGTATTATGGTTTGACAGTCAAGACGTGATTAGTGATAGACTTGCGCTGAAAGGCTGATCATGGCTCCAGCAATTATTCCGTTGATCATGGGCATCACCGCCGCCGCTTCGATTGGGACTACCGCCTACGAAATGGCGAACCAACCTTCCGCTCCATCCCCAACCAACGCAGCGCAGTCCGAAGCAGCCGCAGCGCAGGCACAGGCCGAGGCTTTGCAGAAGCGTCGGGGAATGGCAGCGACTACGCTGACAAGTCCGATGGGAGCAAGCGGAGCACAGACGCAGAAATCGACTCTGGGATAACCAAATGTCCTTTCCTTTCTCATCCTCGTCGCATCAATACGCCGGATCAAGAGGAGAAGACCCAACAAAACTTGGTGAACGAGATGACGACCAGAAGGCTAAGGACTGCCTGAAATATCTTCTCGTGCTGGCAGAGCAACGTCTTCCTTGGGAACCCGCAATCGATAATATCATCGCGTATGTGAACCATGGACGAAGGTTCATCTCCGACCGGGACTTTTGGGACGGTCAGCAGACAGGTCAGTTCGTGTACGATGACACCGCGATGCTGGCTCGAAACAGGCTTGTAGATGGCATGGTCGGGTATCTGTGCTCGCGGAATCAGCCTTGGTTCTCGCTGGGGATACCGGGCAAATTCAACTTCCCTCGAGAGTCGGGGATGCGCTCATGGATCGGGCAGCGCGTCGATTCCTATCCTCAAGTTCAAAAGTGGTTGCAGGATTCTCAGGACGTGATGTACTCGGCGTTCAACCGATCCAACTTCTACGATGTGGTGACGGAGTTTATCAGCGATGGATCCACTTGCGGGACGGCACATCTTCTAATCGAAGAGGACATCAAGAATTCCAGCATCGTCTTTTCCGTGCCCCACTTCCGCGAGTGCTTCATTGCCGAAAGCCAGTTCAAGAAGGTGGACACGAATTACCGGGTGTCTAAGGTTACTCTTCGGCAACTTGCACAGAAGTTCGGCTGGGAAGAAATGTGCAAAGTCGAGCCAAATTTCAAAAACGATTACGAATCAAACATGCACTCGGAGCGCGACATCTTGCACGCGATCTATCCCCGTGAGGACTATACTCCGGGAAGAATCGACGCGAAGAGCAAGCCATGGGCATCGGAATGGGTCTATTGCCGAGGCGGTAAAATCCTCGTTCCGGGACGAACCGACACTGCTTTGGGGGACGTTAAAAACACTCTCGTCAAAGAGGGCGGATACGACTCCATGCCCATGATTACATGGCGCTGGCGCAGGAACGATGATGAGGTTTATGGAAGAGGTCCAGCGCATGATGCCTTTGTTTCCATCATGTTATCGAATCAGATGGGGAAAACGAATCTGATCACGGCGCAGCGGTCTGCCGAGCCTCCTCTAGTGGCGTACTCGGACATGCGCGGAGCCATCCAGCGCGGCCCAAACGGTGTTACCTACATAGAGTCTAACCGGGGTGACATGCGTACCCGGATGCCACAGCCGCTACATACTGGCGTGCAAAGCCTTCCCTTCAACGTCGAGTTTCAGGACCGGGTTCGGCAGGTCATCAACGAGCATTTCCACACCGACGTATTTATGATGATGAGCCAGCTTGCCAGCGCCGGACAGTCGGAGCGCATGGTTGTCGAGCAGGTTCAGGAGTTGCAGGGAGAAAAGGCGGCAATCCTCGGAACCAGAGTCGGAAACCTTCAATCTGAGGCGTTCGATCCAATTATCAGCCGCGTCTATGCGATTGAGTCGGAAGCAGGAAGAATCCCCACCGCGCCGGATATTCTGCTTGAATCGATTCATGGTCCCGTTGAAATTCAGTATCTCGGACCCTTGGCGCAAGCGCAAACGCGCCTGACGACGATGAGGTCGATGCAGTCATTCCTGCAGGTGGTAGGGCAGCTTGCTCAGGTCGATCCGAGCGTCATTCACGCGATCAACGGTCCAGAGTTCCTTCGGATTGCAAGGGACGCGCTCAACGCTCCAGTCGATATCGTGTACGACAAGAAGACGTTTGACGGAATCTTGCAGCATCTTCAACAGATGGCACAGCAGCAACAGACTGCCGAAGTGGTACCGAAGCTGGCCGGTGCTGCGGCCAAGCTGGCAAAGGCCCCAGAGTCAGGAAGCATTTTGAAGCAGTTGATGGGTGGCGAAGGAGAGCAAGGTGGTTGAGCGCGACCCAGCTCGTGAGATGCAACAGCGGTATCGCAACGTCTTTGCCAGTCCTGAGGGAAGAATTGTTCTCGGTAACATATTGACTCTTGGACATTATGGTGTAACTTTAGACTCAGAAAACAGGGATCAGGTGGCAGAGTATAATTTCGCTCTAGTCATCGCAACATTGGCCGGAGCGTTTGATTCGATCCATCAGCAACTCGGTATGACCGAAAGAGGAGAATGAGATGGCAGGTTCACCGCCGAATTACGATGATGTAATGATGCCGGGTGCTGGTGGTATTCGAGTCCCGACTGAGGTCTTTGGAAGCGGGGGCGCCGGAAACCCTGGCGGAACCTTCGCGCTCACCAAGCAAGTCACCATCGCCATGGGAGTTCTGGCGGCGGCGGCGACTGTGAATCTGAATCCGTCGCAGACGGCAGCTTCGGAAATCGTTGTGACCGGCAGCGGGGCCTACGCCACCACGCTTGTCCTTCCGGGAGCGTTCCCCGGTGCGGTGTTCGTTCTGTACAACAACACGGCGAACAATGTTACGCTCAAAGTTACCGGACAGACAGGTGTTACGGTGGCGACCGGGAAACGTGCGGTGCTGGTCTGCGAAGCGACCGACATTGCCCGTGTGACTGCCGACACGTAAACTGGGAAAGGTAACCAATTGGCAATAGAGACAGTACGGGTTCGAGTGGCGATGGCTCCAAGATCGCAGCCATTCGACGAGTCTATGGATTCCCTGAATACTGCTATCCGAGTGGCGCAGATGGCGGGGTATCGGATTCTCTTCGAGAAGGTTAGGAGAGGATGCCCAGGATTTCAGAACGCGGGACCGATCCTGGCGCACATGCTGAGAGATGATGACACGCATCTCTTCATCGCCGCCGATGACGTGATCTTTCCGCCTGACGTTATTGTCAGACTGGTCAACGATGACAAGGATGTGGTAGCTGGAATCTATCGGAAGAATGTTCCTCTCCGAATCGAGCCAGCCAACTGTACGGCGACTGGCGATGAGTTCGTGGAGAAGTTCAGGAAAGGTGGTCTGCACGAAACCGAATATGCAGCAGGGCACAGCATGACCATAAAGCGGGAGGTGATCGAAAAGATGATTGCCGACTATCCCGAACTTGCCTACGAGGACTTTGGAACGAAGGAAATCCACTACGCTCTGTTCATGCCAATGATTGTTGACCGGAAGTGCTATCAGGACGATTGGTCATTCTCGATTCGGGCCAAGAAGAGCGGGTTCAAATTGTGGGATGATTACAGTTGCAGATTGAAGCATTACTGCTGTGAGTTCCTCGGATTCGAGGCACTGGAGGCTGCCAATGGCGGGTAACAGTCCCGGTAAGGGTGGAGCAAAGGGAAGTGCTCGCGGTGGCGGCAATGCCTCGAACGCAGCTCTACACGACGACGAAGACAAGTTGTCTCGCCGCAAAGTTTTGTTCAGCAAGTGGAAGGCGAAGAAGAGGCCGAATCAGATGATCGACTACTCGAATTCGCCATCAGCAAAGACGAAGTAACGAAAGGACTCTATGCCCGAAGTAGCAGAGCAGACTGCGACACCCCAGCCAGCACCGCCTGAATCTCTAGGATGGCGTGCGGGACTTCCCGATACCCTCAAACAGAACGAAGCCTTTGTTCCGTACAAGACAGTGGGAGAATTTGCCCAAAGCCATCTCGAACTGTCCACGAAGGCCGCTGATCTGGAAAAGAGGTTGACGGACTCCGTACCCAAACTGCCGGATGACGCGACTGACGAGGACCGAAGTCTCTACTTTGATGCTTTGGGACGACCCAAAAACGCCAGTGAATACGAGTTTGATGGGGAAGACAAGAATGCTCCCGAGTGGACGAATAGCTGGAAGCAGGAGTTTCATTCTCTGGGACTGACCAAGGCCCAGGCCAAAGCCCTGAGCGGGAAGTGGAATGCTCAGATGCAGAAGATGGTGGACGCACACAATGCGTCTATCAAGAATGAGATGACCGCAGCGGAAAGCAAACTCAAAAGCGAGTGGGGCGACAAGTACGAACCCAACTTGGAATTGGCTAAGCGACTTTACCAGAAGCATCTCGGCAGCGAGTTTGATAAGGACTTTGATGCAGGGACGGGAACAACCCGTTTCAGCACCATTCGGCTCCTTATGAAGGTTGCAGCCTTGACTGGCGAGGATCGTTCTCCGCAGGCGGGGATGAGTCAGACGGCGAAAGTGCCATCCGGCATAATCAACTATGACAAGAGTCCTGCGCCTCCACGAAGGTAATGGAGAATCGCTATGGCAGACGTATCACAGTTGGGGTATTCAACACTTATTGACATCGTGCAGAATTACTCTTCTGCCGATGCAGGGGCAAGATTCGTTTTGCCCAAGCGCGTTCTGGACCGCATGACACCGCTGATCCGAATTATTCCCATGAAAGCCAGCAACAACATCCTTTCCAACATCGCAACCCGCACCAATTCGTTGCCGATTGCCAGCACTAGACGCTGGAATGAGGGCATCAAGGCAACAAAGTCAGTCAACGATCCGCTAAACGATCCCATCGCCCTGTTCGAGGACTACTCGGAAGTTGACCGGGACTTGTGGGAAATCCAGAACGATCCGAACGCATGGCGCTCCGATCAGGACATGAACCATGTCGAGGCTCTGTTTCAGTTGCTGGAATCCACGCTTTGGTACGGAAACTTGGCAAACAGTCCCGGCGCGTTCAACGGTTTGGCGACGAGGTTCAACAACCTCGAATCGTATCCCAACGGAGACTCCAGTTGGCAACCGAACGTCTGGAATGGCGGAGCTACTTCCGGAAACGTCACAAGCGCGTGGATGATCGAGTTTGGCGACGACACGGTGTATGGGATTTATCCTCCCAACACGCCGGCGGGTTTGAACGTCCGTGACCTTGGCGAAATGACCAAGGAACTGCCAAGCGGAACGGGTTCGATGGGGTCCAGCTACATGTATCAGGTTCTCCGCACCATGCTCCGTTGGTACATGGGAATCCAGATTGCCGATGAGCGGTGCGTGCAGCGCATTTGCAACATCAACCCCACTATTCTGTCCACCGGGAACTTCGATGAGAACATCTTCATCGCCGCGAAGAATCAGTTGCCTCGCGCCGGAGAAGCCCCCGGAACGGTCATTCTGGTCAACCGCGCGTTGAAGACTCAAATCGACATTCGCGCAGTAAGCCAGAAGATCAACACGTACTTCACGCCGCCGAGTAACGGCACAATGGATGTGTTTGGGAAAGCAGTAACTCAGTTCCAAGGCATCCCCATCTACACGGCTGAAAAAATCCTCTCGACCGAAACGGTCCTAACCTAAGGAGGCAGAGATGCCAGTCACAGACGCAGTAACTTACGTGCATGGCTCAGGAGCTTCCGCTTTCGGCCCTGTTACCAGCACCGCAACCACGTTCACGGGATACATCTCCGGCACCACTCTGTACGTTGGAACTGGCGGGACGGGAGCACTCGTACCCGGAGCGGTTCTGTCGGCCACCAGCATTACCTCAAACACCGTTGTCACGGGAATCACCGCAGTCACCGCCGCTCTCGGTGTGGGAACCTACACCGTCAGCCAGTCTCAAACTCTCGGCTCCAGCGGCGCACAAGTGACAATCACCGCCAGCCCGAATCTGGTGGGTGACACCATTGTTGTAGGTGTGACCTCTCAGGAAAGCAACCTTGAACTGGACTTCGGCGCACCCAACTCGGGCGCGGCCTATCCGTGGCTTCCTCAATTCCCCTCTACCAACGAGAACGGTTACACCTTCCCGCCCGAAGTTATGGGCGACGGCG